ATCCTCTAACCATCTTGAATATCTTGATAGATGGATAAATGATTGGTACTCAGTAGGTAAATAATTACTACCTAGTAGTGATGCCATTTAAGAATCCTTCCATTAAATTATTTCCATTTTCCATACGTATGCTCCAATATTAATTCACAATAATGTATAACTTTTCTTATATCTTCTTCTTGTCCTTTAGTTTTGTGTCTAGTTATATACTTTACCACATTTCCTTCTAAGAAGTCAAGCTTATTTTTCATAATATATTCTGTGGGTTGTATAACACAATCTTTATAATGGCTACCACCTACTTGATTATCAGTAGCTTTAGTTTTACTAAATCTTTCTTTATTAATTAAATCTTCTTCTTCACTACGTCTTGCCATATATTGTTCATGGCTTTCTCTTGACCATCCTCTATCATCTTTACTCATCTTTATCTCCCAAAATATTTTTTATTCTTTTTCTTATAAAATCTTTATTAGTAGAATGTACAACTTGGTATGCAAAAGTTCTTGTAACATTAGGACTTACTCCTGCCATACCACAAACCTCTTCAAAGTTTTGACACGTTACTCCTACCTCTGCTAACAACCAAGATTTTGCTCTATCTCTATCATATGTAGTGCGTATCTTTTCATTCTGTGTTTTCTCTTTTGTTGCATCTAAGAGAGCTTGGAGTATAACAGAAAGAAATAACTGTCGTTCCGAACTTTCTGGTTCAGATGGAAATAATTGTTCCATCTCTATTATATCAGGTTTATCAGTCATTATCAACTAACCATTTTACTTTAGTTATAGTTCCTAAAGGTCCTTTTAAAGAGACTGCCCTTCTCTTACCACCCTTGGCATATTTAGTGTTATAAAATCCATCTTTATTTGTTCGTGCTATTGCACATATATATCCTATATCATAACCATTTTCATCACACCATGCATTTAAACAATGAACAACCATTCGTTTACCATCAAGATACAATTCTGCTTTACCTTTATATTTATAGTGTTCTTCTCCTAAATATTTTCCTGTCCTAGCTTCACTCAACTTTCTTCTATACTCAGGATCTTGATAACTTTCAACAGGTCTATAAAATTTACCACCTACATATGAATTATAAAATGCAGGATCATCACTATCTTTTAGTGTATCAGTAAGTACATCCCATTTCATTTGATAGTATGCTTCATAGTATCTTAAACTTCTTTTGTTTTTATATTCTGCTATGGCTTCAAACTTAAATTTTTCTTTACCCTCTTTTTCTATGTCTGCATTTAAATATTTAGATGATCCTGTATACTGCTCCCATCTAGAAGGTATTTTCTTTTTACCTGTAACATATTGTTTACAACCTACATATGCTTTAGTAGTTTCTGTATTAGTTATAATATAAACAAACCCACACTTATCTAGGTTAGGTACGAAAGATTCATCAGTTGCATACCTAACCCAATGACTAACCACTATGTAAGCTCTTCTACATTAGGTTCTCTTTCAACTTGCGTAAGATATTTCTTACCCCTTTCATACTGAAAGATACGAAGTCCTTTACCATCATTAGCATCACTCCAACACTTAGACTTATGAGAACAGAAAATGCAACGCATATCAAGCTTACGATTCCCAGACTTACCTTCAGGCAGGTCATCATAACATTTACTAGGTACTGTCTTATTTTTAACGATCTTTTTAAGATGTATAATTCTTTTTTTTGCATTAATCATTTCCAATTCATTAACAGGAGATAAACATATCTCACCACTTTGCTTATCTATTACTAGGAAGGCAGCTTCATCTACATTATTACCTTCAGCATAAGCAGAGATCTGTGCTATATATCCAAAAGGATCATCTTCTGAAAGAGTATTGTTTTTAAACTTTTGAAATGCCCTCCAAGATGCACTCTTACAATCAACAAGAACATCATCAATCATACAATCCTGATGTCCTTTTATTCCTGCAACAGTAACTTCCTTTTGTTGATGTGTAACTTTATGTCCTGATGCTGATGATAATAATATTAATAACTCCTCTAAAAGATAACCATATAAAAATTTAATTCTTAAACTGGAAGATAAAGGTTTCTCACTTGGTTGATTAATATCGTACCATAATTGTCTGTCTGGTCTACCGATAATAGATAATCTTAAATTACTCTTCCTTCTTGGCTGTTCATAAAGAAATGTTTTTAAATGTTCTTTAATAGATACAGCAAAAGTATCTATAAGATTATCAACTTCTTTTTTAGGAAGAGGTGGATCTTCAGATGTAAATAATTTATTTATATCTTCTACTAAAGTTTCAATTTTTTTCATGGTATAAATAAAGGGATACTATAAATAAATATAGTACCCCTCGTTCTCCTCAGTTAGTTAGGATGCAAAAGCATCTTTAGTTTCTGATTGTGGAAGAACATATCCACCTTCTTCAACATTAAATTCATCATTACTTGATGCATCTACATAAGGTATTAAATCTAAAACTTGTACCTTCTTTAGATCAGCAGTAACTCCTTCATTACCTGCAAAGGTCCAAGCTCTCGGAGTATATAATACACGAACCTTAGAACCATTACCAATCTTACGATCATCCCAAGGTTCTTTTAAAGCATCTAATACACCTGGAGCATTAAATTTACCTCCATCTTTTTTATAAACCTTCTGTTTAATTATAACATAATCGGTTGGATGATTCTCATTAGAAGGTTTAAGTATTAAACCATCTTCTACTACAGTCTTCATACTTTCTTTGTCAAGATCACAAACATTAATTGACCATACATGGTCTTTAAAATTAGTGTTTGGCTCTGTAACAAAAGCATAGTATGCTGTACCTGTTATCATATTTGCCATATCAATTCCTTTCATTGGCTATTTACTTTAATAACATTATTATGACATACTTTAAATAGAAAGTCAAGAACTTTAATGAGTTTCTGCCCATGTTGTTCCAATTTTATATTCACTATCTAACGGACATCTTACTTGTAGAGTTTTTTCTGTATCTTTGATAGCTAAATTTGTTATCTTACAAAACTCTTCTACGTCTTTATTTATAACTTCAAATTGATATTCATCATGTATACTCCCTACTAATTTAACATCTAATTGTTTTTCATTAACTCTATCCATCATATGTACAAGCCATTGTTTACAAATGATTGCACCTGCTCCTTGTAATAATGTATTCAAAGCAGAATAAACATTTCGTATATGAAGTATTCTACCATCAATAGCACGAAGAGTTTTTGATAGAGCACTCTTCTCAACTCTTGATCGTAATCTTCTTAGTGCTGGAAGGTTAGCTAAGAATCTATTAATTAATTTTGTTCCAGACTTCTTATCTAATCCTAATATACTTCCTATCTTTTCCGAACCTGCACCATAAAGAAAAGCATAGATAAAAGTCTTTGCTTTATCTCTATCTTTAATACCTGCAAGTTTCATGTTTGTGGTATGTATGTCACCATTTATTATTTCTTCTGTATAATTATCATCTCTTAAATAATGAGCAAGACATCTTAATTCTAATCCACTTGCATCTGTTCCTATTAATTTATGTGTATCAGTATTAGAAACTGTCCATAAGTTTCTACATTCTTTACCATACTCTGAATAAACTGCAGGTATCTGTGCCATATTAGGACTGTGATGAGCCATACGCCCTGTCACAGTTCTTAATGTCATTACTTTACCATGCACTCTCCCATTCTCTCTACAATTATTAATCCAAGAGCTAATCATAACAGATCTTTTTTGTATAAGAAAATATCTAATAAACTTTTTAGCTAATGGAATAAGCTCTGGTTCTTCTATAGTTTTTAATACTGCTTCATTAACTACAATATGATCTTTCTCAGTACGGATAGTAGGTTTCCAACCTCTGTTCATAAGTCTTTGTCCAATCTGCTGACGAGATGAAATATTAAATGGTATCTCTTTAGTCTTTGTTTTTAATTCAATAGTGGTAGGTTCAAAGGTTTGTAACGACCATTGTTCTAACTCATATAGTTCATCACTTAACTGTGCGTTTAATGTCATAGCATCTTTTAAATTAAAAGCAAAACCATTTTCCTCTTGTTGATCTAACAGTTGTCTTACTTTATGTTCTAACTGTAAAGATTCATTAGAAAATTTTCTTTTATCTTCTTCTAATTGTTTGGCAAGCATATAAGTTATTTCAGTATCTTGTTTACAATACTCTAACATATCAGGGGTATACTCTTCAAAACTTTCAACATCCCCTTTAGGTTTATGTAATCTTTTACCCCAAGATGCTAATGAATGACCACCTTCTCTAATAGGATTAAAGAGTTGAGATTCAAGAAGAGTATCTCTTACTGTTGTTGATTTAATATTAGCCAGAGTAAATTTATTAAGAAGTGGTACATCAAAAGATAAACCATTATGCATAATAAATGTATCAATTAACTTTGACCATTCAGCAAACTGTTTACATTCATCTTGTACCCACGTTTTAATTTTTCCTGTATCATAACACTTGGCAACAATACAATGTATCTTTGTTGCTTTTGGTATAATTACTTCACCATTTTTTATAACAGCTTCCTTTAAGCCATTGGTTTCTATATCAACTATTGCTGTTGTCATTTTTTTTCCAATCCTTTTCTTCTGTTGCACTACACCAATTACATTCTTCTCCCTTACCTACAGACATTTCTGTTTCTTCAATAGGACAATAATGTTCCCACATTTTATCTTTAGGTAGATAAACCATTACGAAAGAATTACATTGAGGACAAGATAAATCTGTTTCCATACAATACTCATCATCTTCTTCTTCAATGTCATGATCTCCACCCCATATTAATTCTGTATTACAATGCCAACATTTCATACTGAAAAACTTTCCCCACATCCACAACTAGATGTAGCATTAGGATTAGTTATTCTAAGTGAAGATCCTGCTATATCACTTACAAAATCTATAGTAGTATTCATTACACTAATAGTAGCTGTAGGATGTATATATAAAAACCCATCCTCTAAACTTACCATATCTCTTGTTGACATTTCATCTTCTTTACTTGGTATTAATTCCCAAGCATATCTTAATCCTGCACAACCACCACCATCTACTGCTAACATAACTCCTTCAGCATTACCTTCAGTAATTATTTTAGATAGATGTTGATCTGCTTCTTTAGTTATTGTTACTATATTTGACATATTAAAAATCATCCTTATTTGCTGTAGGATTATCAACTTGGATCATTCTACCTGTGTTCTTATTATAATACAGGTAACAAGCAACTCCTGTTTCTCCTGTATATCTATTCTTTAATATACGAATCGTTGTTGTGTTTGCAAGGTTCTCATCATCTGCTTGTTGATTTCTTTCCATTGCAATAACACTATCAGATAGATGAGCTATAGAAGCAGATCCACGAAGGTGTGATAAAGAAACTTCTTTTCCCTCTTCATGTCCTCTATCCCCTGTAGGTCTGCGAAGATGAGAAATGAGTAGTAATCCTATCCCTGTTTCTTCAACCAATGATCTTAACTTTGTCATAAGAATATCAATAGACTTTCTTTCATCACCATTATCTTCCTGTCCTGAAACAAGAATTGATAGATGATCCAAGAAAATCCATTTACAATCTAATGACTTTGCCATGTACCTAATCTTACTTAGGATCTCATCATTTCCAATAGAACCAAAGTGATCGAAGGCAAAAAACCTCCCTGTTTTAAGAGTTTTTTCTTCCCAAGATTTTAATTCTTCTGAAGAAAATTTCTCTCTAACTTCTTTAATATATAATCTAGCATTAGCTTCAACAGACATGATATTAAATGCTGTGTTCTTAATGTTCTCTTCTAATGCTAGTATACCTATGTTATCTTTTGTTGTTTTCATAATATGATACATCAACTCACGTATGATAGAACTCTTTCCCATGCCTGCACCACTTGTAAAGGTAACAAGTTCACCTGTTCTCATACCATATGTTTTAGTATTCATATTAGGCCAAGGATATAAAACAGTTTCACAATATTCTTCTTCATATAAAGCTGAACCAAGTTCTCCAAGATTAATTATTCCTGCAGGAGTATAAGGTTGTGCATTCCAAAACTCATTTGTAAACTGTACTGCTTTTCCCATTTTTAAATATTCATTGGCATCTTTCAAAGCCATCTTCATAATCTTACATTTGTTTGGCTCAAATAATTGTGCAACTTTTTGTGTTGCTTCTCTTCCTTGCTCATCACTATCGAAACATAACACAACAGTTTCAAATGATTGTAAGTATTCTAATACTTGTTTACAATTTTCTACTGCACTATGTACACCATTTTTAAGTGACACAGCAGGATATTTTTTACCCATCATTTGATACACAGACATGGCATCTAGTTCACCTTCTGTCACAGTAATTATTTTACCACCAGATTTAAATAAGTTCTGTCCAAAGAGTAAGGTATCTCCCATGTTACCTTCACTCCAAATCTTTTTACCTTCTACCTTACGTATCTTACTAGCAGTATGACTACCATCAATATTATAATATTTATAAATGTGATGTGTAATTAAACCATTATTCTTTTTAACTAAACTATCATATCTCTTAACAACATCTTCATCTATTCTTCTATCTGGTATGGCACTTACTTCTCCTGTCCATGATAGATCTTTTTTTTCTGATAAACTTACTATCTTTTCTGACTGCATGGTAAACTCCTTATCACCTTTGAACCATTTTCTACAGGAAAAACAAAAGGCATGTCCATCTTCATGTATGTTTAATCCCTTATTAGAACCACATGATTTACATTTTTCTCTACTTGCCCATTGTGTCATTATAATTCCTTATATTACTTAAATTAATATTATAATAATAATTATTATATATTATATTATATAGATATTTTACAATACTTTCTTATTGTTGTCAAGAACTATTTTAATTAATCTAAATCCTTTAAAGTATTATAATATAAATTAGTAGCAAAATCTATTCTACTTGACATAATTTCTTTTGAATCTTGCCTAGCTAATCGCTTCGCCTCATCCTCATCAAAACCTTCTCGTTTATATTCTCTATATAATTTTCTATACTCTGCTCTTTCTTCTCTATCCCATATTTGTCGCATGTTTTTTCCCTAACCAATCTCTAGTTGATTCATACCAAGTAGCTACTAAATCTCCATAACCACCTTTATCATAAATATTTACACAAGTTTTTTCTTTATTCATTGCACAAGTAAATCCTAAGTGATATATCCAACTTGAATTATAAGCTATGAAAGATGTACAATCTTTATAAGGATCATCTGTTCCTTTGTTAGGAATCTTATATGGTTGTGGTATACTTTTCCAATACTCAGCATCCATTTTTTCTATCAGTACTCCCTCTAGATCATCTTCAGCCATCTTTATTCTCCTTTGTATGTGAGGCATCTGGATTTTCACTATCCCAATGCTCTAAGTTAGCCCAACCTGATGCAGTACTAAAACTTTGATTAGGATTGTTAGATGCTTTCTCAAAATGTAATGCCTCAGTTAATTTTTTAATTCTAATGTAAGTATTTTGTAATTGACCTTGTAAATCTTTTACATTCTTTCTAAGTAATTCTATTTCTTTATCTTTAGTTATATATGCCATAATTTTCTCCTATATTATTAATTGTCTTAGCAATCCTGTAGCCACAATCGTGCCACAAACTGCGTTAAGAATTATCAATGACCTATCATGCCACAATATGCCAACAGCTAACCAGCCCATGCTTCCTGCAAGGGTAAAAGCTAAATCAAAAGGTATAAAAACTTCTGCTGACCTAAGTAGTAAGGCTGTTATAATAAACCCTGTACTTATCCATTTAATGTACCAAGATAAATCTCCTTGAGGTGTTTGCTTATCCATTAATGTACTCCTACTACTTCTATGTTTTGTAACTCTGCTATTTCTTTTTCAATACCCCACTCTTGTAATTGTTTCCATGCACTTTCTTTATTTTTAAAATATAGTGGATGGAATGGTGGTTCTTCCTCACAAATTTGGTCAATAGGATATCGGTGTTCCCAATCTTTTTTATCTAGTCTGTGTTTTGTTTTGTATTGAATAATCATAAACATTTTATACTATCTTATCATATATGCCTTGTACTCTATCTTCTATGTAATCAAGTTGCTTTTCTAAATCGTTTAGCTTTTTTGTTATACGTTGTAAAAATATTCTATGTTCTGTTATGCCAATAAAATTGTCTAGTTCCCCATAAAAACTATTAATATCTTTTAATGGCACAAGAGTAACATTATCAACGCTATTACCTAGACAAATTTCTTTCTTGACTTGGTCTGGAATTTCATCATGTGTCTTATATGGTTTAAACATATTCATTCTCCTTACCTCATTAGTTCTTCTTCAGTTGCAGGTTTAATGTGTGAATGGATATGCTTAGTTAAGTTATCAGCTAAAGTTATCAAGCCAACACCTATGATACCACCTTCTTCTATGATTGCATCAATGACATCTTCTATTACTACATCATTATCAACCAACCATTTTATTATTTCTTTACTATTCATTCTTCATTACTCACATTAAATGTAACTTTTACTTTTATATCATACTGATTAGCTCTTTCTTTCCAGTAATCTAAATGTTTATAAAGTTCAAAAGAATCATAAATATTTTCTTGTTCATAAACTGTTTTAGTTTCTATAAGAGGAACTTTAAAATCTATATGCTTTTTCTTTTTTTCATTCCACTTACCAGTAGTTGTTTCTATAATTTCAATCTTAAAATTTTCTATATTAATCATATTCATTCTCCTTTACTAATTTTATTATATCATATTTTGTATACTGTTACAAGTTTTATTTTATCATCTCCATTTTATAATCTTTTATTGCATTATTAATAGCAGTAATTTGTGTTCTATCATCAGGAAAATAAAATCCTTTGATATTTCTAGGATATTTTCTACCATTTATTTTAATTGTAAATGCTCTTGGAATACCATCTATATCTTTTGCTACTCTTGAAACTTTAATTCTCATTAGTCCATTCCTTCCGATAAGTAACCACAATACATAATTAATATACCTATTGTTAGCAGAATTATTCCACTAATTACACTAGTAAAAGAAGAACTTGTATAAATATTTATACCACCAACAAAAGTTATTAAACTACCAAATATATATAAACAATCACGCATCTTCATTCTCCTTTACTACTGCAAAGTCTACTGTGTAGATCCAACATGCACCATCCTCATCCATTTTGACAATACTTCTAAACTCTACTTCTCTACAGGTATCTAACCATTCTAAAAATTTGGCTTGGTTATCTTTGTTAGTCGTGGTGTCAGATATAGAGAGTCCATTACCTTTTCTCATGGGTTGTTTAGAAAGCCATTTCTCAAACTTAGGATTGTCATATTTTTTTATCATTTATATACCACTCCAAACTTAATCAACACAGCTAAATCTTTTTTAGTTATATTCTGTACAGAGCCAACGTGTATCAGTCTACCATCACTATCCTCATAACGATCCTCACCTACAAAATTTATATCATAATGATCTTCAAATACTTCTTCCTCGTCATCACCATACACTTCACGTATTAAAAATTTATCATCAATAGTTTTACCATAGTCTTTCTTTATGATTGACTTCCACCATACATACTCTTCATGCTGTGATTTACCATCTAGTATTACAAAGTTAACTAATATCATTTATCATCTCCTTCATGGTATATACCTGCTGAATTTAAATAAGTTTCTACTTCACCAAGGTAATTATTAAAAATATCTTGTCCTTCTTCTGTATAATTGTATGATCCATCTGCATCTCTGAAGATAAAATTCTCATACTCATCACCATATTTTTCTTGCATTATAAAATCTGCAAGTTCACTTGTAACT